CTTTTAGAGTACCATTAACAAAATTAGGATTCGTAAAAGAAAATGCTAGTTCTGAAGAACAAGACAACATAAAATATCTAACTGAATGTTTGCTTGTTATATTTGAACAGATAGAGCAGGAAATGGATTGGAAATTATTAACGCCACGAGAAAGAGAATTAGGATACAAGGTAAGGTTTAATATTAATGTGCTACTCAGAACAGATAGTAAGACCCAATCAGAAGTGATAAGCACATATGTTAAAAATGGAGTTTATGACTTGGACTATGCTAAGGATATTGTAGGAGTAGAAAAAATAGGTGGAGAGCTTATTATAACCTTACCTTCTGGACAAGTATTATTGAGGGATTTATTAGCTGGAAATGTGAGCTATTTAAATAAGAAAGGAAGTGATACAAGTGAGGGTGGAGATAAGAAGTGACCATGTAATTATAGAAGGTTATATTAATGCAGTAGAAAGAGATTCAAGACCAATGCCAAGTCCTAAAGGAAAATTTGTAGAACAGGTAAGATCAGGTGTATGGAAAAATGCTATAAGCAAAAATGATAATATAATATTTTTGCTTAATCACAATAATAATAAAAAATTAGGTACAAGCAAAGAGAATTTGAAACTTAGAGAGGACAACATAGGATTATATGCTGAAACTAGAGTTTATGATCCCGAGGTCATTAAAAAGGCAAAGGAAAATAAATTAATAGGATGGAGCTTTGGATTTAAAAAAATTAAAGACAGTTGGGGAAAAACGGATGATGGAATTGATAGAAGATATTTAGATGAAATTGAGCTTAGAGAAGTTTCTATATTAGATGATAGCAGAATACCAGCGTATTATGGTACAAGCGTAGAAACTAGAGAAAATGAGGAAATAACAACCGAATTAAGGTCATTTGAAGATATAGTTATTGAAAAAATAGAAGAAGATACTTCTAAAAATGAATATGAGAAAAGAGAATTAAAACTTAAATTATTAAATTTAGAACTGGAATTATAACAGTTCTTTTTTATACAAAAAATTAGTAAAGGAAAGGTGAATAAATAATGGGATTGGAAGAATTAAGAGCACAATTAGAAGCTAAGAAGGTAGAAATTAGAGAATTTATAAAGGATAAAAAAGTAGCTGAAGCTGAAAAGGCAATGGAAGAAAAGAGAGGTCTAGAAAAGTTAATTAAGGCAGCAGAGGAACTAGAGGAAGAGGAAAAAAGAGAGCTAGAAAATCAAAGAAAAAAGAAAACTCAACCAGAAGAGAACAATGAGTTTAGGGCTATAGTTAAAACAGTAATGGGAGAGGAAACAACGACAGAAGAAAGAGCAAATATAAAATCTGTAGATAATGCTGCAGTTATCCCAAAGCAATTCGTAAATAAATTAATTGAAATACAAAAAGGCTTTGGCTCACTAAAGGGATTATGTGATGTTATACCAGTTACCAAAAATGAAGGTACTATACCAGTTATTGACCTAGATCAGAACGAAATGGCAGATGTTGCAGAGGGCGAAGATATAGTAGATGGAACACTTGTAACTACTGATGTACCTTTTAAGTGTGCTAAAGTAGGTTTAATTCAATCTTTAGCATCTGAAACTGTAGATGATGCAGAAGTTGAAATGGAAGGTTTAGTTAAAAAGAACTTTGCCAATATAGCAACAGTTAAAGAAAATGCTAAAATATTGAAAGTAATAAAGGACAATGCTACTGAGGTTGATGGGGCGACTTCTTATGAAGATGTAGAGAAAGCTATTGATGGGTCTTTACCTTCTATAAAAGCTGGATTAGTTACCTTGACTAATGTGGCAGGATATGTAGAATTAAAGAATAAAAAAGATAAACAAGGTAGATCATTAAACCTTATAACAAATATAAACGGAGTTGAGTATTTCCACGAGAAACCAATTATTACTGTAGATGATATCTTATTACCAGTATCAGAGGGTAAAACACAAGTATTTTATGTAGCTAATATGAATGAAGCAGTTAAATATTGCGATAGAAAAGCTGTAACTATCGCAAGAAGTACAGAAGCAGGGTTTAAAGATGATACGGTAAAATTAAGAATCCTTGAAAGGTTTGTACCAGTTCTAGGAGCTAAGAGATCTATAAAGAAAATAGAATTTTAATGATTGGGTGGCTTAATGCTACCCTTTTAATAAGCAGGTGATAATATGACGGTTGAGGAAATAAAAGATTATATAATAATTGATGATGAATCTGATAGTTTCCCAGAGGAATTAATGGAAATAAGTCAAATTTATATAGATTCTATGGTAGGAGAAGGGTATAAACAAGATGAAAAAATGATTAAATTAGCTAGTTTGCTACAAAGGAAACTTTGTGCTGATATGTACGAAAACAGAAGTACAGAAGTACCACAAAATGTCAAACAGGATAGAATTACAGCTAGCATACTTGACAAATTAAGTAACTATGATGGTGATATAAATGTTTAAGGTTAATATAGGAGATTTAAATAAAAGGATAGTTATACAAAAGTATATTATAAACCAGAATGAAAATGGATTTGATATAGAAGAATGGATAGATTATAAAGCTGTTCGGGCATCTATGAATAATCTTTGGGGAAAAGAATTTTATGCAGCAAAGGCAGTACAAGCAGAAAATACAGTAGAATTTATAATTAGATATTCTAAAGATTTAAAAAATATAAATACTAAAGAATATAGAATCAAAACTATAAAAGATAAAAATGCAACAAAAGAAAAAGATAAATATAGATATTTTAATATTACTTTTATAGATAATATACAATATAAAAATAAATGGCTTAAGATAAAGGCTATTGAGGTGACATAATGGCTGATGGAATAGAACTTGAAGGTATGGAAGAGTTTACTTCCATGCTAGAGAATATGACTATTGACGAAGCTGATGAAAGAAAAGCGGTGAGAAATGCTATAAAGCCTATAGCTGATGAGATTGAGAGGAATACAACTAAAAGAAGCGGTAAATTAGCTAAAGTAAAAGAAAAAGTTAAAAAAGAAGGATTAGCAACAGTTGGAGAAGTTAAAACAAAAGAATTTTATGATATTTTTGAAGAATTTGGAACAAGTATGGCCAAGCACAATATAGGATATTTTGAGAGAAGTGTTAAGAACACAGAATATGAAGCATTAAGTATATTGGCTAAAGAATTATTAGACAAAGTGAGGTAGATTATATGTGAACATAAAGCAATATCTTTTAAAAGTATTAAATAATAAAGAAATATTAGATTTATTACCAGATAAAAAAGTATATTTTCTTCATGCTAATAATCCAAATAAAGACTTATATCTTGAATATGAGATAATAAATGAATATGGAACAGAGTATTCAGAAGGGAAGGAAGACTTTACAACTTATATAATCCAGGTAGATATATTTAGCAAAGGAGACTATACAGAATGTGAAGAGGTAGTAAAAAAAGTAATGATAGAAAATGGATTTAATCGTGATACGGCAGCAGATCTATATGAAAAAGAAACGAAATTAAATCACAAGGCAATGCGTTTCAATATAGATTTACCGACTAGCAAAGGCTAGTCTTTTTTAATGCAAAAAATAAATTAAAAAGGATGGGATAATACATGTCAGAAGAAAAAGTAGTGCCGATAGTAGACTTGAAAAAGTTATATGTGGCTAAAGTTTTAACAGATAGGTTAACCACAACTTTTGATGCGCCAAGATATTTTGAAGGGGTAAAAGAGTTAGGGTTAAAACCCAAAGTTAATAGTGATGACTTTTATGCAGAAGGTATTTTGTGGATTAGCGAAACTACACTAGCTAATATAGATGTAGAAATAGATATTACAGATTTAAAAAAAGAAGAGGAAGCATTTCTATTAGGTCATAAATTGGCAGCTGAGGGTGGATTATAAGAAGTTCCAATGATGAAGCGCCAGAAGTTGCATTATTATATAAGGCAATGAAAGGTAATAATAAAGCCAGATATGGAATAATGTACAAAGGAACATTTTCTATAAGTGATGAAAGTTATAAAGGTAAAGAAGGAAAGGCTAATTTTCAAACAAAAAAATTAAAGGGCACATTTGCACCTCTAAGAAGTAATGAGATGTGGAATTGGAAAGTAGACGAAGAAGATGGAATGACAGATGAAAAATTCTTTAAAGAAGTAATAATACCAACCCCAAAAGTGGATGAGGAAGTAGAAAATAAAAAAAGTGTGGAAACTTAATTTATAGGGTAGTCAAATACTACCCTTATTATTTTGTTGATGAAAGGACTGGATAATATGTTAAATAAAATAAGAAAACAAAAAATAGGTGATAAAGAATACTCTTTTAAGATGACAAATAAAACAATTCGTAAAATAGATGAAAAGTATGGTAACTATGGTTCTGTTATTTATAGCCTAATGGAAGGACAACAATTCTACACAAATGCTTTAAAATTAGTATCTATGTGTTGTGTAGATAAAGAAAAAGTACTTGTAAATAAAGAAGAAAATAAATATGAAGAAAAAATAAAAGAATGGGATATAGAAGAATTAGAAGATATTATAACAGGACAACAATATCAAGAAATTACAAACTTATCCGTAGATTTATACTTAGATTACATGGGAATGAATCAAACAGAAGATAAAGAAGATAAAAAAGAAAAAAACTAAAAGACCAGTTAAGGACTATTGATGATTATTTAATAGACTTTGACTGGCTTTTTTATATAGCAAAAGTACATTTAAATTACACAAAAGAAGAATTTTGGGATAGTACACATTCGGAAATATATAAGATGTGGCAAAGGCATATTAAATTTAATAAATGGGAAATAAGAAGTGATAATGAAGAAAGCAACTCTGCAAGTAATGAAAATTACAAAAGAGTAAATATAGAAGATATACCATTTTTATAAGCTAGGCACTCGATAGAGTGTCTTTTTTATATAAAAATTTAGAAAGGAGGTAGAAAATGGCTAGTAATACAGAGAAACGTATAACCGCAAAAATGGTATTAGATAGTAGTGGATTTAATTCCAGTTTAAAAGGAGTTAATAGCGAGCTTAGAAATGCACAATCTCAGATGAAATTAGCTAGTTCTGGTATACAAGCGTTTGGGAAGGATAGCGAAAAACTAAAATCTGTACAAGAAGCACTTTCTAAACAAATAGAATTACACTCTAAAAAAGTAGATATATATAGCAAATCTATAGAAAAAACAAAAACTAAACTAGACGAAAACATAAAAGTTAGGGATAAATTAAAAAAATCTTTAGATGATGCCAACAAAAAATATGAAGATGCAGTTAAAACGTATGGAAAAGAATCCGAAGAAGCCAAAAAGGCTAAAGCTGAAGTAGATAGATTAACACAGGAACATAAGAAATCTGAAAAAGCAGTAGAATCTAACGCAAAAAAATACAACAGTATGATACTGATTTAAATAAAGCACAGTCCCAGATGAATAAAGCACAGGGAGAATTAAAAAAAATAAATGAAGAGTTAGATAAGCAAAATAACAAATGGTTAAAAGCTAGTGATAAGTTAAAAGATCATTCTGAAAAGTTAACTAAAGTAGGTGGCAAGCTTACAGATGTTGGTAAAACATTAACTACACATGTAAGTTTGCCACTTGCAGCAGTTGGTGTAGCTAGTGCAAAAGTAGGCATGGATTTTGAAGCCGAAATGAGTAAGGTACAAGCTATATCTGGAGCAACAGGTGGAGATTTTCAAAAGCTAAAAGCTAAAGCTGAGGAAATGGGTGCTAAGACTAAATTTAGTGCTACAGAATCTGCACAGGGACTAGAATATATGGCAATGGCAGGATGGAAAACACAGGATATGCTTGATGGTTTACCGCCAATCCTTAATTTAGCTATAGCCAGCGGAGAAGAACTGGGATCTACATCAGATATTGTTACAGATGCATTAACTGCTTTTGGATTAAAGGCTAAAGATGCTGGAATGTTTTCTGATGTTTTGGCAGCAGCTAGTAGTAATGCAAATACTAATGTTGGTATGATGGGAGCAACATTCCAATATGCAGCACCAGTGGCGGGAGCATTGGGTTATAGTGTACAAGATACTGCTATTGCAATAGGACTAATGGCTAATGCAGGAATAAAAGCAGATAAAGCAGGTACAGCGATAAGAACAGGATTGACAAATCTAGTAAAACCAACTGACGCTATGGCGACTGCTATGGATAAATACGGTATATCTGTTGAAGATACAAATGGTAAGATGAAACCATTTAGACAAGTTATTGAAGAACTCAGAGGGAAATTAGGCAATTTAGATAAAGCCACACAAGCTAATGTTGTAAGTACGATTTTCGGAAAAGAAGCTATGTCTGGTTGGTTAAGTGTTATAAATGCTAGTCCAGAAGATGTTAATAAACTTACTAATGCTATAGATACAAGCAAGGGTGCTACAGATAAAATGGCAGCAACCATGAGTAACAATGCTAAAGGTTCTATAACAGAAATGAAAAGCGCCCTAGAAGGTGCGGGAATAAAAATCTTTGAGGTAGTAGCCCCAAGTATTACTTCCTTAGCTAAAGAAGTAAGTAAGATGGCTGATAAATTTAGTAAACTTAATCCTTCAACACAAGAAACGATTGTTAAAATGGCAGCATTAGGAATTGCCATAGGACCTGTTATTGGTGGAGTAGGAAAACTAATAACTGGATTTGGAAATATTTTAAGTGTTGGAAGTAAAGTAACTGGAATAATAGGTAAGATAACACTTGCTACAAAAGGAGTGGAAGTAGCGACTACTACAGCTGGTGTAGCGGCAACAAGTGCAACTGGAGCAGCTAGTGCTGGATTGGCAGGATTAAGTTCAATAGCATTGCCAGTTATTGGTGTTATAGCCGCAGTTGGAGGAGCTGTTTATTTAGCACATAAAAACACACAATATCTAAATGATAGCTGTGTAAAGAGTGCAGAAGATATGGGAACTATGGAAACTGCAATGGCAGGATTAAATGGACATGTTATTCACACTAATAAACAATTAGAAGAAATGAATGTTAAACATAAGGAATGGAGTAATAAAGTTTCTAAAGATACCCAAAAGTCACTAGATCAATGTGCAAATAAAATAGCAGATTATAGTATGGAGCTAAAGAATGCTGAAAAAATTGATAATTTGGTAGACAGTGAGGCTGGAATAAGATTAAAAACAAAACTAGATGATATTTGCAATAGTGCTATTAAAAAAATCAAGGAGAAACAACCAGAACTACAAAAAACTTTAGCTGATGGATTTGCCGCAGATGGTAAAATTGACGAAAATGAAAAAAAGATTTTGGCCTCAATAAATAAAAATGGGCAAGAGCAAATAAAAAAGGTTAATGATATTAAATCTAAAATTTTAGAACTAGAGAAAAAAGCAAGTAAACAAACTGGTGAAGCTAAAAAAGCAACTTTAGCTGAGGTTGATAAATTAACTAAAGAAATTGGAAATATAGAATTAAAAAATACTGTTAAATCAAAAGAAGAATTAATGGCAGCACAAGCTGATTTTAATGTCCGCATGAAAAATTTGGACATGAACGGTCTTTCAAAATTAATGGAATCAAAGGCAAAAGCTAGGGATACAGAAGTAAAGAAAATAAAAGAAAACTATGATAAACAAATTGAGCTATTAAAACTAAATTCGATTAATGTAGATAGTGAAACTAAAAAGGCAATTGACATAAAAATAGAACAGTTAGAGACAGCAAAGAATAAAGAAATAGGTATGGAAAATGAAAAATATAAAGGCTATTTAGATGCCGCAATAGAAAAATATCCGCAACTAATAAACTATATAGATATGCAACACGGAACAATGCTAACCAAAGAACAGCAACAAAAACAGGCGGAATTATTAGAGTATGGTTCTAAAATGGAGGGATTTTTAGGTATTACTGAAACTGGATATTATAAAATTAAAGATAGTGTTACAGGGCAAATGCATAACTGTTACGTAGAAGTGGATAAAAGCACTGGTCAAATTGTTGGGGCTTGGGATAAAAGTAATAATAAAATTTATGGTAACCCCATCAAGGCCCAAGAGAAAATAGACCAAGAGTTGAAAAATGGACAAAAATTTAAGCCAATTGGTGATAGTTACGATCGTGTAAAAGAAGGAATATGGAAGCGTGCGATAGAAGCACAGGCTAAGACAAATTATAATTTATTTAATTGGATACATGACGCACATTCTAACGCACAAAGTTGGTTAAGTAACCATCCTTTTATTGCTAGTGTAGTTCAACAAGTATTACACCCTAACACACCTACATATATACCGCGTAGATGGACAGGGGATAAATATTTCACAGGTGGATTAACATATCTACATGATGCACCAGGGAAAAATAATAATTATGAACTTTATGATCTACCAAGGGGAAGTCGAATCTATAACCATGATGCTAGCGAAGATTTAGTTATTAAGACAGCTGAAAATGTAGCATCTAAAGTAGCTAATAGTGTATTAAAAAATTTTAAAGGGTTAACAGCGGGTGGACAAGATCAAACCATTATAGTTCCAGTTAATTTAGATAGTAGAGAAATTGCAAGAGTAACAGCGAAACCAATGTCAGAGGAATTGGGAAAGTTAAATAGGAGAGGGGGATTAGGCTATGTTTAGTATACAGTTTAATAATTATAATTCTTATAGGGATCTAGGATTAGTTGTAGAACATAGACCCAATATTCCTGCACCTGAAAGAAATGTTAACAATATTTATATACCAGGTAAAAACGGAACATTAACAGAGGACTTGGAAACTTATGAGGATATAGGTATCTCTATTACATTTGGTTTTCAAGATAAAGTTAATATAAATAATAAATGTAGACAAATAAAAATGTGGCTATTGGATAAGATAAAAGATTGCAAATTATATTTTTCTGATGATATTGAAACATATTACAAAGTTAAAAATGTGAAGATAGATAATATTGAAAGAAGTATAAAGAGCTTAGGAAAGTTTACAGTAACTTTTGTATGTGATCCATTTGGTTATATAGATGAGTTTTTAATTATAGATAAACCAATTTCCATATATAATGAAGGAACTTTTGAAAGTCAACCATATTTAAAAATATTTGGGTCAGGAGATATAACTTTAAATATAAATGATGAAGTTATTAAATTAAAAAATATTAATAGTTATATAGAATTAGATTCTGAAATTATGGAATGTTATAAGAATGATGAAGCGTTAAATAATCATATGTATGGAGAATTCCCAATTTTAAAAGTGGGAGAAAATAAAATAAGTTGGACAGGTAACATTAATAAAATAGAAATTATACCTCATTGGAGGTGCTTATAAAAATGATTACTTTATATAAAGAAGTAGAAACTAACTTTACTCATAATGGAATAGGAATATTAAAAGACTGTTTACAATGTGAATTACACAGGGAAATAAACGGTCTTTTTTCTTTAGAGTTAGAATATCCTATATTTTCTAAAATGGGTGATAAGATAGAAAAACATATGATAATTAAAGCGCCTACACCACAAGGGGAACAACTTTTCAGAATACAAGAAAGAGAGAGAGATTTAAGTGTAATTAGAGTGTATGCTACACATATTTTCTTTGATTTAGCTAAAAATTTTATAGCTGATACTAATATAGTTGGAAAAACAAGAATACAGGCAGTGCAACAGGTATTAGATAAAACTTTAAATTCACACAATTTTACTCTAGAAGGTGAAGAAGGTGGAAAACAAAACAACTGTAGACTAGTAAGAGAAAATCCTGTAGAAGCTCTTATTGGAGATAATGATAATACTGTAAGAAATAGATGGGGCTTAGAACTTGATTTTGATAACTACAAAATAATAGCTAAAGAAAAAATAGGAAAGGATACAGGAGTGTTAATTGCATATAGAAAAAACTTATTAGGTATACATGAAACACTTGATATGAAAGAGGTTGCAACTAGAATAATACCACAAGGGTACAATGAATTATTATTACCAGAGTATTATATTGATAGTCCTAATATTGGAGCTTATTATCAACCTTTAATAGCTCATGTGAAATTTGAAGATATAAAGGTAAAAGAAAAAAATTTAGAAGGTGAGGAAAATTTAGAGGATGAAGATAGTGAGGGCTTTGAAACTAAAGAAGAAGCTTATGTAGAAATGAGAAAGCAAACACAAAGACTATTTTCTGAGACTAAAGTTGACATCCCCTTTTTTAATTATGAAGTGGAGTTTGAAGAGTTAGGAAAAACAGAAGAATATAAACAATATAAGAACTTAGAAAAGATTAATCTTGGTGATACTGTAACAATTAGACATGAGGAACTAGGATTGGATCTAAAGGGAAGAATGATAGCCTATGATTATGACTGTTTATTAAAAAAATATATAAAAATAGAAATGGGTATGAGAAAAAAAGATTTAACTTTACAGATAAAGCAGACTGTTGCTGATATAGAATTCACTAAAGAAAAAATAGAAATGGAAGTTTCCAATTTAGATAAAAGTTTAAGTAGTAAATTGGAAATAACAGAAAAACACATAATGACAGAAGTTAATGATGTCAATAGAAGTTTAAATAGTAAAATCGAACAAACAGCAGAAACAATAACATTTACAGTTAATAATCAAATATCAAAAGTGAATAGTAAAATTGAACAACAGGCAGATAAAATAAATTTGGTTGTAGATGGCGGAGGAAGTATAAAGGCTGCACAAATTGCTTTAGCCATAGCTAATGATAGCAGTTCTATTAATATGTTAGCTGACACTATAAATTTAATACCAAATAACGGAGTAATAAATTTTAGTAATGGTACAAGTATAGATACTAGAGATAGCTCAGGACAAAATAGAGATAACTTTATAAGATTACGTGCAGATAAATACCACTATGTTTGCGTGGATGCTAACAACGAAGCTATAAGTTTATTTTTCCCAGGTGGTGGCGGTTCACATGCTTACTGGACTTTTAAAAAAGATGGATTATATAAAGATGGGGTAAAAGTATTATAAGAAAGGAGATTTGTATGGATAAACCGTTTAATTTAATTATAGATACAAAACGAACAGGTTTCAATGCTGTAAGAGGATTGAAGCAAGGGGACAATAATTCTATATTAAATGTTACTTTAGTGCAGAATAGTGTCCCTTTTGATTTAACTGGATTAACAGTAAGAATAAATTATAAAAGGCCAGACAATAAAATATTTCTCCAAATGGCAGATGTGGTTAATACTACAGATGGGAAAGTAAAAATAAATATACTTACTAAAGCGCTAGAAAATACAGGGGAAGTTAAGTCGGATTTAAGTATTTTTGATAAAGATAATAGAAAAATAACAAGTGCAACATTTTCTATGTTTGTAGATTCTAGTGTTTATCGAAATGACTATATAGATAAAGAAGATTTGGATTTAATACAGAGCATTTGGGTTGAAGAAGATAAAAGAATAAGAGCAGAAAATGAAAGAGTAAAAAATGAAGATAATAGAAAAAATGTTGAAAATGCTAGAGTAGAAAGTGAAGAAAACAGGAAACTAGAAGAAATTAAAAGAGTAGATAGTGAAAACATTAGAGTAGAAAATGAAGCAGGAAGAGAAGCAAATGAAAATCAAAGGGTTGAAAATGAAAAAACTAGGCTAGAAAATGAAAACCAGAGAAAAGAGAATGAAGAAAATAGAATTGCTAAAGAATCTGAAAGAGTAGATGCGGAAGAAGAAAGAAAGGTAAATGAAACAGATAGGCAGCAAGGATATGCCAACATGGAAGATACTATAAATAATTTTTCTGTATGTGAAGAATTTGATTTAACTAAAAAATATAAAAAGTATAACAGAGTTGTTTATAATGGTAGTTGCTGTGAATGTTTAAAAGATTGTACTAACATATATCCAGTTAATAAAGAATACTGGATTCTTATAGCCCAAAAAGGTAAAGATGGGTTAGGATCTGGAAATATGCATACAGACACCTACGACCAAAACAATAATGGTATAGTTGATAAAGCTGAATCTATAACAGATGGATTTATAACATATAACGTAACAGATATTAATAATATAGTAAAAAATTTAAGTATAAATGACCAACATGCACGTGAAGAAATCATGGATATTAAACTTAAACTAAAAGAGAAACTAGCAGTAGACTTTATAAACAAGTCAGGAATAGGATTCTTTGATACCTTTGAAACAGATGAATATATAGAATCTACAACAGCAACATACAACAAAGAAAACACAACAGTAGATTTCGGTAGTCCAGAATCAGAGCAATTAGTATATCAAGCAGTAGACAACTTAAATGAAATAGAATTAGTAGGAGACCAACTAAAGGTAGGAGATAGAATTAAAATAGGAGATAAATTAATAACAATAGAGGAGGTATTATAGTGGAGTATATAGGAATTGAAAAGTTCGGATCACTTAGAGCAAACGGTAATGCTCAGGTTATACCAATACGACCTTGGTTTACAGACAACTACCCAGGAAACTTGTCCGAGCGTGGAAAGGGTGACATTACAGCGTATGCACCTGAAACCGAAGTTACTATAGGTGATACATTCCCTAGTGAAAGCTCTAAAATTACATGGGTACACATTAAAGATGGAAGAAAACACATTTACATTTGCAACAGAGTATTAGCAACAAACATATCATGGGACTATTTAAATGAGCGTAATATGATATATGGAACACCAGTTACAATAGATGGAAAACAATATAAGTTAAGGGCGTTAACTGGTGGAGTTGAAAGAAATCCAGATAAACCGGGTATGGTACCTACAGACAATGAGTGGGATACAATAATACAGAATACAGCAAACATCACAGGATTACCAAAACCAACTACAGAAGATTTAACAGAAGCTAATACTTATGGGCAACTAGACGGAAAACATAACCAACACTGGAACTGGTGGGGAATAAATACAATATGTCAAGAAACTAGGACATTAACCTCTAGTAAAATTACACGAGGATATTCTAGCGCTGCAAGTTTTACCAGTTATGATGCGATAGCCTTGAACAGTGCATGCGGGTGGCGACCAGTTTTAGAGTATATCGAAATAGACCCACCCAGCAAACCAATACCAGTATACCCAACATCAGAAGATAAGACATACCCAGAACCAATAAAAGGTAAGATTACTTTACAAACCAAGTATAACGGTGACGGTTATTTAGAGCAAATGGAGGTGTTAGTATATAATTACACTCAACAAAAGTTTGAATATCAAACTGAATGGATAGACAATACAACAGGAGTAATGCAACTTCCAGTAACATTCAAGGCGGGTAACAATTATAAGATAACAGTAAGACATAAAGGAACAGGTGGAATTGCTAAGGGATGGCTTGAACTTTATGTAATCGGGGGGAAATTAGGAAAATACAAGCTATCAGAACCAGTAACCCAAAAACAATATGACAAGTTAACAGCATATACAAGCGGGGATGACCTAATAATGAAACCACAACAATTCCCAGAAACAGAGAACTCAGTTATAAGACTAGTACCTCAAACAATGAACACACTAACAGTAAAAGAAGATACTACAACAGAAGATCTTAAATATTCAAGCACAACGAAAACTCCAACAATAGGGGATAAGCTAATAAAGGACTCACAAATATATACAATATCAAATATAGTAGAAGAACAATCAGAAATAAATGTATCTACTGAAATAGAAAAGGTAACAGATGCAAATAATTCATCATTAGGCTGGTCTGGAAATGTAGGTAAAAATTCTTATCTATATAACGGAAACATATATTTTGCATGTAGAACACCTAGTCAAGTTACAATATACAAAGTTTCACAAGCAGGAGGAACACCTCACCAAATCTGGGGTACAGGAATCACAAATTCGAGAGGTATCGCAGTAGTAGGTGATGGGAATACACTTTACACCGTAGTCGGTCAACCAAAAGCGTTAGCTATATTCAAAACAAACTTAGGTACAAATGAAACATCAAAAACTATACTAGATATTGATACTGACCCAATCGACATTAGTGCTACAATGGACAGGAAATTTCGTAACCTTATAGTAGTCATGAAAGGGTTTGTAACTGTAACTACACTATATGGTATTGTAGGATATAGAATTAAGGTAGATAACGTCAACTCACCAGAATTGTATAAAAAGACAGAATTAGACGTGGGATATCCACATAAAAACATAGGTAGCCCCTTTATATTAGACACTGGAGATTATCGTTCAGAAAATCTATCAGTATCATATTTGAGAAATTACTCAGATGGTAAAGGACAGGTAATTGAATGCTTATGGTATGGTGATGAAATATCAAGGAAGGCCCGTGCCGAAATAAATACCACAGAGACAGGTAGTAGTCGTATATCTAGTGCATTGTATACTAATAAATTAGGAGAGCGCACATTCATGATTACTTATAGTTATGTAGGTACAACTGAAGCCGTAGGAGTATTTAAGCAAAAGAAAAACGAGGATGGAACGTTTAGCTCATCTTCTAATGATATAATATATCCGAACGATTTAATAACGACACTTAAAATTAACTATGATAAAGAGCATGGATTTATAGTAGTATTTTCGACTAGTAGGGGATATATACAAACACTTCACTCTTTAGGTTACGACCATGCATGGAGTAGTTCGTCAATTGTTACTAACGTAGCACAACGAGGAACAGCTCCAATATATGAAGTAGTGGAATACAACCCATATTCATATGGTCAGCATCCGGGACTACTTATATTAGAATATGATGAAACAAATAAGGTGGATAAATTAATACTACGATCAGATTACACAATGGAAGAACCAAAAGCTAATAAACTAACACTAGATAAACCAATAACAGCACAGGCGGGGGAAACAATAAAATTCTTAGACTATGACTTAGAAGTAAAAGCAAGAGAAGAAACAGCAACAATAACACCTACAGAAATAACAGACACTTACTATGAGTATGACGCAAGTTTTAGTAAGAAGGAATCTAATAGAGACATAACAATAAAAGGAAGAAATACAAAACTCACAACATTATATTACTATAATTATTAGGAGGTACAAATATGGGAATTTATATTAATAACACAATAATACAAGAAAAACAGAAAAAAGAAAAAAATAATATTACATTGCAAAGCTTAGGACAACAACTAACACAAGAAAAAATTAAGAATATGCAAAAAGATGCTATAATAAATAATTTAGGTAAAGAATTAACCCAAATAAAATTAGAAATGTTACAAAATAAGGGAGGTAATTTATAATGTATTTTTGGAAATTAGCATTTGAACAAAAATGGATAGATGCAGAAGAATTAAAAGGGGCAGTTAAGACAGAACAGTTTCCGTTTGGAGAAATAACACCAGATGAGTATTATAAAATAACAAAAATATATTTTGAAGTAGAATAAATTATAAAGGCAAAGTAGACACCGAATAGGTGTTTTTATTTTGCCTATTTTTAGTTAAGAGAGGTGACATATGAATATTGAAATATCAATATTATACACTATTTTAGGTGCTGCATTAAGCTATTTGGGATATAAAAGACTTAAAGAAAAGGATAATAAAGAAGAAGGGAAAAATGAAGGGATAACTTCTTTAAAGTTAGATTATATTTCAAAAGGGGTAGATGATATAAGATTAGATTTAAAAGCAGCAGATAGAAAAATAGAAGATGTAAATACTAGATTGATTAAAGTAGAAGAAAGCACTAAGAGTGCTCATCATAGAATAGATGGTTTAGAAAAGGAGGATTAAATATGGAATTTCTAAAACAATTTTTACAGATAAAAAAGATAATAGCATTATTGACAACTATAGTATTTTGCATTTTAGCATTAAAAACTAATATATCAAGTACAGAATTTCTTTCTGTATTTACATTAATAATAGGGTTTTACTTTGGACAAAGTTCAGCTAGGCAAGCAGTAAAAGAAAGTAAAGAGCAGGATTAATGCCTGTTCTTTTTTTATATTAAATTTTAGGAGGTATTTATATGAAAGTAGGAATAGATTGTGGTCATACATTAAGCGGTGATGATTATGGAGCAGTAGGAATAAAAGCAGAATCTAATTTAACTAGAGAGGTAGGAACAAAAGTTATAGCTAAATTACAAGCTTTAGGGCATACAGTTATTAAATGTTATAAGGATAGTTGTTCTAGCCTAAATGATAGTTTAAGCTATAGAACTAATACAGCTAATAATAATGATGTAGATTTATATGTTAGCATACATTTTAACTGCTTTAATAGTAGTGCTTATGGTACTGAAGTATTTACATGCGGAGGTAAGGAGCTACTACAAGCTAGAGCAGTATTAAATAATATTTGTGCTTTAGGCTATACAAATAGAGGGTTAAAAGATGGTTCTGGTCTTTATGTATTAAAGCATACAAAAGCTAAAGCCATGCTTATAGAATGTTGTTTCTGTGATAATGCAGGAGATATGAATAGATATAATGCCGAAAATATGGCTAATGCTATAGTTAAAGGATTAGTAGGACAGACTACAAGTAGTACACCAAGCAAACCAACAGATAACAACAATAATGGATGGATTAATTTAGATGGCAAAACAGGAATTATAAACACACCAAGCGGTGTAAATGTTAGAGAAAAGAAATCAACTTCTAGCAGAATATTAGGTGCTTTACCTAATGGATCAAAGGTACAATTATATCGTAAAGAAGGAGATTGGATACATATATATTATCCACCACATGGGGGTTATGTGTATGCTAAATATGTAAGATATTAAGTTTTAGAGGTATTTTCCTTCATGGAAATACCTTTTATTTTTCCAACCTACTTTAATTTTAAAACCTATCTTAGTCATTGCTATACAATGCTTTAGGATAGGTTTTCTATATAAATTTTAAATTATCTCAATTGGTTGGAAAATTTTCTTTAGAATCTTGTAAAATCAATACTTCTATGTTATCCTTTAAAATAAGGAATGGCTATTTTACTATGATTGAACATTAACATGAGATGTATTTAAATAAAGCATTGGAATGAATATGAAGGAGTTCAACAAATTGAACATTAACATGAGATGTATTTAAATTCAAAACATTGTTTACAAACTTTTTTGCCTTTAAATTGAACATTAACATGAGATGTATTTAAATCAAAATATATATAAAAACTCGTTATTTTTATAATCATTGAACATTAACATGAGATGTATTTAAATGTCTTTTTAAATTTAAGTATATATCCTTTTTTATTAAATTGAACATTAACATGAGATGTATTTAAATTCTACAGCACATTGGAACAACGGTTGATTTAATATAATTGAACATTAACATGAGATGTATTTAAATTCAATTAATGATGACAGATTTCTTAGGTTATTTGCATTGAACATTAACATGAGATGTATTTAAATTATTTTATAGATATTTATAAGTTACCACATATTTTCATTGAACATTAACATGAGATGTATTTAAATTTTCTTGTATTGTCATAGAAATAAC